GAGTTTTCCCGGGTGCCGTACTCAGCGAGGAGTTCATCGAGGGCCTGGGCGCCGTAGGGGCTGGCTGGGTGCTGGAACGCGGCCACGTTGTCGAGCCAGGTTCGCACTATCTGGTTGCTGGCCGCGGGCCGCGCGGGTCCGCTGGAGAGGATGTGGGCGCGTGGCGGGCGGGTGCGCTCGTGCTCAGCGAAGGTTTCCATGATTTCGTCATGGGTGAGGGTGGTGCCGCCGGTGAGTTCGAGGCGGGCGCGGACAGGCTTGTCCGGGTATTTGTGGTTGATGGTGCCGGGGACGCGGAGGATGCGGGCGAGGTCGTAGACGTTGTCGGTGACCCAGCCGCGGGCGGCTGCGCGGTCGGCGATGAGCTGCCCCCACCGGTTGAGGACGGCTGGGTCGCTGGTCGTGAATTCGCCGCCGGTGAGGGGCCAGATGGGCTGGAGGCCGTGCCCGGAGTAGACGATGAACGTGGGGTCGGGCAGGCCGTCGATGATGGTGCGGGCTTCGGTGATGCTGCCGGGGGTGAGTGGTTTGCCGGTGTCGAGGTCGGCGTACAGGCAGGTGATGCGGGTGATGTCGGCGGCGCGGCCCCGGCCGCTGACTGGTTTGGCGGTCATGCGGTTGACGCCGTACCACAGGTCGGCGGTGTCGCCGATGACGTCGATGACGGTGAGGGCTTCGGGCAGTGTGGTGACGGTGTGGCCGAGCTGGTGGGCGCCGGGAGGTTTCCAGCAGACGCTCAGGTAACCGTCTTCGCCGAGGGCGGTGAGCAGGGTGTGAGCGTCGTGGTTCACCGGCTGCCGGCTTTCCGCCCGCTGGTTCCCGCGCCGATGGTGATCTCCCCGTCGCGGGTGATGGTGATGAGGTTCTGGCCGGAGCCGGATTGAAGGTGCAGCAGGTAGTAGCGGCTGGCTGTGGCCGAGCCGATCTTGTTCTGGGCGAGGATGCTGCCTACCGTGTCGCCCTGTTTCGGCATGGGCCAGATGAACACCCAGTCGAGCCACACCCGCAGGCCGCCAAGCTCCTCGATGATCCAGGTGGTGCGGCTGTAGTCCATGGCCTGCGCGATCGGCGGGCCGATCTTGACCCCGGACCTTTTGATCTCGACGCCGATGGCGCCGTGCGCCCAGCCGAGGCTCCGGAGGCGCTGGTTCGGGATGAGTACCCGGTCGATGCGGAGGGTCTTGTCGTTTTGCGCGGGCCGTGGCTGGCAGAGCGTTCCGCGCACCTCGGAGTACACCGACCAAAGACCACATGCCGCCAGGGCGGCGTCGAGTTCCGCGGCGGCTTCCGCTTCGGTGGCCCACGTGCCGAAGGTGAGTTCTCCGCCTTCGGTGAGGCAGGAGGGCCATTCGGTAACGCTGATCGGTGCAGGCTGCTGGAAGAGGTGCGTGCCGTTCATGCCTGGCGAGGTCATTGGCGCCGCTTCCGGGATGGTGGTGGGCCACCCGCCCGGTCAGGCAGGTGGCCCACGATCTGGGCACGGTTACCTGGGCATCGCTCCCGACTGTTTCAGCAGCTCCTGCACCTCCGGCGGAAGCGCCGAGTAATCCACGGCGGGCGCGGCGGGCGCGGGCTGCGCCACCGGTGCCGCGGCGGCGGTGGGGTGCCCGTTCCCGGTGGCCGGTGCCGTTGCGGGGGGCTGGAATTGCTGGGGCCTGCTGTTGATCCACGCTGTCGCCAACGCGGCGTCCTGCTCGGTGTACGGCGTCAGGATGTACGGTGCGGACTGGCCGGGTTTGGCGGTCCCCTGCCCGATCCGGCCCAGCACCGGCTGGCCGCCGGCGGCGGAGCGGAGCGCGCCGATCAGGGCCTTCTGGAAGATCAGCGTGTTCTCGAACGACTCGCCGGCCTTGGGCCCGTCGAGGACGTGAAGGTCCACCGCGACCGCGTCGGAGGGGCCGAAACTGGTGATGATGCCCTCCCGGTACTCGCGGACGTGGACGAGGACCAGGGCGCCGATGATCTCGTTGACCTTGACCTGGTCGCCGCCGGCGGAGGGCTGCTGGAACAGTGACATCTGTTACCTTCTTTCTGAACCGTTGGTGTTGTGTCCGGGGCAGCCCCGGCTCAGGTCCGTTGAGCCGGGGAGGAACCAGGGGCAGTACGCGCAATGCGCGTCCGCGGTCGGCAGCAGCGCCCACCGCTCCGGGTGGGCTTCGGGGTCCACGGTCAGGTGGAATTGGCGGATCGCCTGGTAACGCTGAATCGCGTCGACGGCGATCGCAGGCTGGTAGGGCTCGGCCCACACGTGCAGGCCGGACAGCAGCCCGGACCGGGGCAGGAACACGATCACCACGTGCCGGGGGGTTTCCCCGGCGAGCTGCCGCCCCAGCCCGTACACATGGCCCTGGATGCGGTACTGGGCGCCCGGGCCTTCTTTGGCGTACTTCTTCAGGGCGGTGACCCCGGGGATCTTCCAGTCAATGACCGCGGCCAGGTCCCGGTCGTACAGGTCGGAGTGCCCGGAGACGGGCCCGGGGACGGTGACCTGATGCTCGACCAGGTACCGTTCCCGGCCGAGCTGGGTGTTCTTGGCGGTGTAGGTGGTGGCGAGCCACGTGTGGACGGCTTTGCCGACGATCGCGGCCCACGGGTCGACGTCGGCGTTGGGTTTGGGGTCCCAGTCGAGGGCGCCGTACCCGAGCCTGCGCGTGCAGGGGATGCCGAGGTCGGAGGGACCAAGCTCGGCCTGCAGCGTGCGGGGGTCGGTGGCGGCGGCGTGCTTGATATCCGCGGTGACCATGGCCGCGATCTCACCGGCGACACCCTCCAGGGGGGGCCGGACCCATCCGGCTTCCGGCTGGGCGAATTCGGCGAGACCACCCCGGCCCGACGTCATGAAGCACCGTCCTCGCCGAGCACGATCTTGAAGGGGCGCGCGGGCTTGTTGTCCACGAGGTACCCGGCGATCACCTCAGCGCCGAAGGCTTCTTCGAGCTTGCCCCGGTCGAGGCGCTGCCCGGGTTTGGACCAGGCCCAGGTGACGGCGGGCTTCCCATGGACAGTGGCCTGCTCGGCGTCGCCCATCGCCTCTTTGACGTGGTCCACGGCGCGGTCGCGGATCTCGGTGAGCCGGGCGATCTCCTGGTTGGCGGCGCGGGCGGCTTCGAGCCACGCGGCGGCCGTGGGGGGGAGTTCGGTCATCGTGGCACGTCCGTTCTGGTGAGCCGGGTGAGCTCCTCGGCGGCGAGGCCGAACCCGTCCATGACGGCGTGCAGCGCGTACACCGGGTCGGGGAGGCCGAGGCCGAGGGCGCGGGTGTAGCCGAAGAGGTCGAGGACGATGAGGCCGAGGGTCAGGTCGTCGAGGCCGGGGAAGCGGAGGCGGAGGCCGTCGGCGATGATCTGGGCGGCCTGGCAGGCGGCAGGAGTGGCGTGGGTGCGGGCGCGGTAGAGGGCGGCCAGGGTGGCTGTCTCGTCGGGGGTTGGTCCCGGCGCCGGGCGGGGGCCGTGTGCAGCGCCCGGCGCCGGGGGCTTCTCGTCGCGGCTGGGGATGGTCGCGTACGCCTGGTTGAGGGTGTGGCGTGCGTCGCGCCAGGAGTCGTGCCAGCGGCGGATGAGCACGCCGAGGAGGATGCAGCCGATGGGGAATGCGGCCCAGAGCCAGGGGCCGAGGGTGGCCGCTTCCCGCGCGGTCACAGCATCCTCCCCGCGGGGCGGCGTGCTTCGCGGTGGCAGAGGAGGAGGATGCGCAGGTTCGCCCAGGTCTCGCAGGCGGAGTGCCAGGCGCGGCCGGTCACAACAGCGTCCCCTGACCGGGAATCGGGGCCTTATTAAGCTCAGCCTCGCGTGCGGCCTTGTCGCGCAGTTCATTGCGGAGCGCCAGCATGCCCCCCCCTTCTGCGCAAAGCTCGCCGTAGCGGCGCTTGCGGGCGGCAGGCTCACAGCGGGAGCAGCCCTTGCGGTGGCGCTGCCACACCTCGTCCGCGTTCCGGGCCTCAGCGCGGGCCATGGTTGTCTCGTAACTCACAGCGCCCTCCCCACGCCGAGCGCGCACGCCAGGATCATGTGGCTCGCCTCTTCCGCGCGGCATAGCGGCGCCCGGCCTCGCGCACGCAGATGCGACAGCCGCGCGAGCCCGTTGATGGGTTGATGTAGGTGTTAAGCAGGTCGTATGGGTGACCTCGTGGGCAATGGGTCGCGCGAGCGTGCTCAGCAACCGGAGACACGCCACGCAGCACATTGATCCGCCTGGTTACTGGCTCCAAATGGGCAGGGTTCGCGCACAGCCGGACGCGGCACAGGTGGTCAAGCTCCAGGCCATCGGGGACCAAGCCCGCAAATATCTCGAAGGTCACGCGGTGTACGAGGTGCAGGCGGCGCTGAATGTTGATGCGGCCATAGCCATATTCATTGTGGAAGCCAGTCCACAGCCAGCACGGCGCATCATCCACCGTGCGCGGGGCATCGAGGTCGATGATCAACTGCGACAGCAGACGCTCACGCAAGCTCGTTTTCATAGTGTTTTCCCAACCCCCATCGCATGCGCAAGGACGTGCACCAGCTCCCGGATCAGCGCCTCGGTGGTGGGCCCGGGCTGTTTCGGGCCGGGGCGGAGGCGTTCGGCTTCGAGGCGCGCCACGTCGGCGTTCACCGGACGCCGCCTCTCGGTCCGCCGGGGCAGGAGCACCGGGTGAGCAGGTACCCGCACGCCTCGCAGCGCGGCGGCTCCGTGGGCTCGGGTTCGGGCTCGTACTCCTGCTGGTGCTCGGCCGCCATGGTGTCGATGTAGGGGTCGGGCTGGGTGTCGTTGCCGTGGAGGCTGGCGCGGATGGCGGCGACCCGCGCCCGCACCTCGGCCTCGCGTTCGTCGCTGCTCCGGTCCCAGGCGTAGGGCTTGCTAAGCGGGATGCCGGTGCGGCGGTCACCTGCGACCTGGAATGGGCTGATGCGGTCCTTTCCCCTGGTGTGGCGCTCCATCACGCCACCTCCGCGCTGATCGGTGCCATCCCGCGCGCGATCGTGTCGTCGCTCAGCCAGTCGGTGAACGGCTCAGCAGGCGCGTAGTCCAGCACCGGCGCGGGCAGCGAGGGCTGGATGACGTGGTCGTGGTGCACGGCGGCTGGGGGCTGGGCGGGTGTGAGCCACCAGCGGAGGGCCTGGATGCGGCGGGCGATGGCCTGCCGCGCCCAGGTGCGCGCGGTCTCAGCTACCGAGATTGTGTCCTGGAGACGGTTTCGGGCACGGAGCGTCCCATCATGCGAGATGGCCAGGACGTTTGCGATGGCACCGGGCAGGCGGCGGGAACCTCCCAGAAACCGCCGCCATGCCCGGGCCGCCCCAGCCCGCGCCCGCTGGGGGGGAACGCGGCGCGCCGGCCGGGGTGCTCGGTGCAAACCTTCGCGCCGGTCCTCGGCCCGGTGCCCGTCCCACCGGGACAGCGCGGCGGCGATGAGGATGACGGTGAGGACGGCGGCAGCGCCGATGGCGAAGAGGGTCACGGCTTCCACCCCTTCATCCAGGACTGGGCGCGGCGGGGGTCGATGATCAGCCCTTGGTCGGTGGCGGTGACGCCGGGGAACTTGTCGGCGTAGTCGGCCGATAGCTGGTTCGCCTCGCGCTCCAGCGCCGCCCACCACTCGGGTTCGGTGATGATGCCCTTGCGCAGCAGCAGGCCGGTCAGTGCCGACCCTTCGACGCGGAGCAGGATGGTGACCTCGCGGTGGTCGCGGACGGCGTCGCATTCGGGGTCACCCTTCGGGCGCGTGCCGAGCTGCCAGCCGGCGAACAGGGTGCGCCACTTCGCGACCCGGTTGAGGGCATCGAGCGCGCTCACGGCGTCTGCCCTCCGTGCGCGGCGATGACCTGCCAGGCCATGAACGCGATAGCGGCGGTGCCGAGGACCCACCCGGCGGCGGCCAGCACGCGCCTCATGGGGTCACCTCCGGCGCAGACTCGATCTCAACCGGGCTGTACTGCTCCTGCCTGCCCGCATAAGCAGCCCGGCCCAGTTCCTTCCGGATGCACCACTCGCACCCTTCGGGAGCGTGCAGATGGATGCAGGTGGACCGCAGTAGCTCTCGCAGCTGCTCGCGGCGCCGGATGGCCATTCGCTCGGCACCGCTCAGGATGTCCGGGCCACTATCGGTGCTCACGAGGCCTTCACCTCCGCTGTCCTGGCCTTCGCCTCGGCGTTGCGCTTCCCGGTCCGGTACGCCAGGCCGGCCTTGGTCAGGTCGACGGTCCCCCGGGTGGCGATGTAGGTCACCACGGCCCAGGCGAGCGGGCTCATCAGATGCCCCCGGGCATGTCGCTGATGTGGGCCCAGAGCCGTGTGAGCGCCTTGTCGAGCTTTTCCTCCAGCTCGCGGATGCGGTCCCCGGCGCGGACGAGGTCTTCGCGCAGGCCTTCGGCGTAGTTCCACAGGTCGGCGTGGTCGCCGTGCCCGGCGGTCACGGGGTCACCGCCGGGAAGGGCTCGGGCTGGGCCATGCGCCGCCGCCACTGCCCCTCGGCGCGGCACAGCTTGGACGCCACGGCCTTGACGTCACGCGCCCAGCCCTCGTCCGCCGCTTCTTCCCAGGCGAACTTGAGCGCGTCGAGGGTCAGGTTGAGCTCTGCTTCGGTGAAGTGCACCGTCACCTGCGGCCCGGTCACGCGGTCACCGGCCCGGGGTCGGGGACGAGCCCGGTGAAGTTGCGGATCACGTACGCCATGTCATCCAGGCCGATGCGCCCGTGCGCCCGTGCGCGGGACACCCGGGACAGGTGATACCGGCCGGGGGCGCACACGCACGGACAGCCCGGGGGCGCGCCGCACGCGCATTGCTCGTTGCGCGCCTCCTCCGTGATTTCGTGGAGGGTCACGGGGCCACCTCGGCCAGGGCATCGTTGAGCGTGGCCGGGTCTGGCACCGGCTCGGGGAGGAGGTCTCTGGCGGCGAGGGCGGCCTTCACCAGGGCGTCGCATTCGGCGCGGTCGTGGAGGAACACCTCGACGTGGCCGAGGGTGATGACGCTGAACAGGTAATCGGATTTGGAGTCGTTCAGCCGGACGGTGATGTCCTCGCCGCGGACGGTGCCGCGGGTCATGTGGACCTGGATACTCACCTGATACCTTCTTCCTTGGGATGTTGCGGTGCGGCCCGGTTCCTGCGGCAGGGAAACCCCCAGGAGCCGGGCCGCAGGTCTACGCGGGGCTGGCCAGGATGGCCGTGACCAGGCGTTCCTTGCTGGCGGTGGCGAGGCGGAACGAGGTGCGGTCGCTGCCTTCGGGCGCGTTCGGGTGCAGCTGGCACCAGAGGGCGAGCAGGTCGAGGTGCCGCATCCGGCCCAGCTGGAACACGTTCCAGGTCCTCATGTCACACCGCCCGGAGCCGGCTCGGCGGCAACCGTGACGATCGCCGTGCTCTTGCAGGCCGGGCAGTCGAACGCCGGGAACAGGCCGGGGATCCACCAGGTCTTGCCGCAGTCAAGGCACTGGCGCTTGTACCTCATGGCGCGGCCCGGTAGGGGGCGAGGAGCCCCGGCAGGGCGCGGTGGTTGCGGCGGGCGGTGCGCCACGCCCGCCACGACCAGGCCAGGGCGGTCACGGGGTCACCTCGCGGTCGGGCCTGACGCGGCAGAGCAGCGACTTCATGTAGCCCTGGTAATCGCTGCCGAGCGCGACAACCTGGGCGCGGAATGGCCCGCTGAACTCGTTGCCGGGGCACAGCACCAGGTCACTCACCTCAAGCGGGCTGCCGTAGCGGTAGGTCAGCGGCGGCCCGGTCAGGTCGGTGCCGTTCACCGCGAACTTGCGGACCTGGACGATGCAGTCGCTCATGACGCACTCGCGGCGGCCTGCCGGTGCTCGGCCTTGAACCGCTCGATTTCCTCTGGCTCAACCCGGTGCTCGGGCTTGCTGCCGCCTTCGCTGGGGAGCCGGATGGTGGCGATGAGTCCCCGGTTGATCAGGTTGTAGAGATACCTGCGGGTAACGCCGAGCTTTCTGGCGGCTTCGGCGGTGGTGAGCAGGTCATCTGCTGGGGCTACGCTCATGGCCCGCAAGCCTATGCATACATGCGCACATGTGTCAATGGAATGTACGTGTCACCGTGGGGGAAGTTGGCGCGCCTCGCGGCGGCACGTACTGTGCGCGGTAACGTGTTCATACACATGCACACGTGGACGGAACGGAGTGCCAGGTGACGACCACCGAGCCGCCACCCTGGGGCAGGCTGATCACTGAGTGCCGCGAGGCGCAGGTCCCCCCGCTGTCGATGCGGGAAGCCGCGCGGCGGGCCGGATTCTCCGTTGCCACGTGGACGCAGATCGAGCAGGGCTACCGGAAGGTCACGCCGGTCATCGTCATCCCCATCCGTGGCACCGACGAGAAGCTGGCGCGCATGGCCCTGGTCGCCGGCGCCACCCCCGAGCAGCTGGCGGAGGCAGGGCGCCCGGAGGCCGCGGGGATGCTGGAGAAGCTGCTCGCCGCGGCCCCGGACCCGCTGGCCCAGCTGGCCGAGCGCATCCGCCAGTCGCGGGATTTCACCGAGGCGCAGAAGCAGGCGCTGCTGGCAGCGATACGCCGGGAGGCGAGGTAAGAAGTTGGTGGCGCTGAGGTAAGCACACCGACGCGTGTTGCGAAACGTCACACTCGTGCATCCCTACGTAACAAGGGGCGGGAGTGTGACAATGACGAAGAAGATCCTCGCCGGGACTGCCGTGGTCATAGCGGCTGGCGCGTGGCTGCGGTGGTCGAGCACACCAGTGGTGCTCGCGTTCCGGGCCGGGATGGGCGTAGGGAGGCTTAATGCCAGGGCGGAGGCAGCGCGGCGAGGGGAGCCTGTTCCGCCGCAGCCGTGACGGCCGGTGGGTGGCCGTGGCCGACCTCGGCTGGCGCGACGGGAAACGCGACCGGCGGCTGTTCACCGCCGCCACGCCTGAGGAGGCGATCGAGCGGCGGGCGGCGTTCCTGGCCGCGCGCCGCGACGGGTTCACCTCGCCGAAGGGCCGGCCGCCGTACGTAGGAGAATGGGTGAGGCACTGGTGCGACCACATCGCCCGCCCGCGGGTCGAGGCGACGACCTGGGACCGGTCGTACCGGCAGAAGTGCGAGCAGCTGATCATCCCGTTCTTCGCCCGGCACCGGCTGCCCGAGCTCGCCGAGGAGGACATCGAGGCGTGGCACGCGCACCTGCGCCGCAAGGTGTCCGCGCGGACCGGCCGCCCGCTGTCGCCGTCCACCATCGGCCAGGCGCACCGGATCCTCTCGTCGGCGCTGAAGGCCGCGGTGGTCCGGGGCAAGATGCCGCGCAACCCGTGCTCGAACGTGACGCCGCCGAGGGTGACGCGGCCGGAGCCGCAGCCGCCGACGGCGGCCGAGCGGGACGCCATCATGGCCGCGTGCCAGGAGTGGCCGAACGGGGCCCGGTGGGTGCTGGCGATCACGACGGGCATCCGGCAGGGCGAGGCGCTGGCGCTGCGGTGGTCCGACGTGGACCTGGCCGCGCCGTCGGTCACGGTCTCGCGGACGGCGGCGCGGACCGCGGGCGGGGCGCTGTCGTACAAGGCGCCGAAGTCGGAGAAGTCCCGGCGCACGATCACGCTGGCACCGCAGGCGATGGCCGCGCTGCGCGAGCACCGGGCAAGATCAATACGGGATCTTCGTAATGATCTTGTGTTCACCCGCGGCGGCGAGCCCTGGCACCCGCGGGCCGATTACTCCGACTGGCACGCGCTACTGGACAGCCTGGGCATCCGCCATTACCGGGTGCACGATCTGCGGCACGGGTACGCGACGATGCTGCTGGAGCAGGGCGTCGACGTGCGGGTGGCGCAGGAGCAGATGGGCCACTCGACCCCGGATTTCACCCGCCGCGCCTACCAGCACGTCGGCCCGAAGCTGCGGAAGGACGCGGCGGACGCGGTGAGCCGGGCGCTGCGCGGCGAATGACAGCCAAGTTGACAGCCTAGAATTCTCATAAGTCTGCACATGTGTGCACATGAAATCATCCCGGTGCGACGTCCTGACCGTCATGTGTTCGCTAGCGTTCACATGTACACAGCCCGCGCCAGCGGTCTTTTAATCCGTGGGCTCCGAGTTCAAATCTCGGGCACCCCACCAGGTCAGAGCCTATATGGCCGGAACGCACCAAGATCATTGACAGCACGGTTGACAGCCAAGGGCCTCCAAACTGGGTCACAGAAGGGTCATCCAGGGAGCTTCCTGGCGCGTCACACTGATGCATCCGGCACCGAGCAGAGAGGCCAGCCATGACCCATTCCTACGGGTACGTGCCAGCGCACCAGTCCGCGCCGCGCAAGCGCCGCCGCGTCTTCCTCTGGATCTTCCTCGCCGTCCAGGCCCTCTTCATCGTCTGGGTGATCGGCGGCAGCGTCAGCGGCCACTCGTCCGCGGTGCACTGCCACGACCAGTTCCTCACCCACGCCCAGTGCGCGAGCGCCGCGAACGCCGGGACCGCGATCGGCGTGGTCCTGGTGATCGTGTTCTGGATGGTGGTGGACGTGATCCTCGGCGTCAGCTACGGCGTGTACAAGCTGGCCACCCGTAGCCGTTAGAAGCCGCCGCCGCTGGGCTGCACTGGCGGCCGGTGACCCTGCACGTAGCTGCCCCATCCGTGGACCGTCTCGATCAGCCCCTCGTCGCGCAGCATCCCCAGGGCCTTCCTGACGGTGCCCACGGCGACCCCGTAGTCCGCGGCCATGTACCGCTCCCCCGGCAGGCGCCCGGCCAGCTCCCCGTCAGCGATGCGCTGCCGCAGGATCGCGGCCAGCTGCCGGTACGGCGGGACCGGCAGGTCGTGGTCCACGGTCATGCGCGGAACGGTACAGGTACGCGGATCATCAAGTTTCGCATCGCAGCACCATGGAGCACCTTGCATATCTAATCTATGATGGCAGGCATGGACACCGCCGGGCCAGAGGCCGAGCAACTGGAGCGCGATTTTCCCGGGTGGGTGGCGTGGTCGACCGTTCGCCGCTTGTGGTACGCGCGGTGGCTGAAGTCGCCGGATGTGACCTTGCAGTCCGAGAGCAGTGAAGGGCTGCGGGTGGAGATACAGGCGTGGCTGGAGCGGCGCAAGGGGGCAGACGATGACCGGTGAGGATGTGACGGCGCTGGCCGCCCAGTTCCCCGGCTGGCGCATCGGCACCATCTGGCAGTCCGCCGGGTCGGGCCCGGACGCGCGGAACCTGACCGCCTCCCGGGACGGGGTGCTGCTGGCCGCGGCGGACGCGGAGAGCCTGGCCGCGAAGATCCGCCACGAGGAAGCCCGCAACTTACAGCAGCGGCCCCCGGAGGCGTGGTGAGCGCTAGCCGGGGGCCTGGCCCCTAGCTAGGAGGGGTTGTGCAAGACGGTACAGAGAGACCGGCCCCGCGCAACAGGGCCACGAAGTGGACGGCCCGGCTCGGCCTGGCCGGCGTGACCGTCCTCGCCGCCTGGGCCAGCTACCTTCACGCGCTGATCGTCGTCCGGGCCGCGGACGGGCGGACGATGGTGGCCGCGTTCATCCCCGCCGTGGCCGACCTGCTCATCGCCGCCGCGTCGGCGAACCTGCTCGACGCGTCGCGCCGCGGGGACCGGTGGCCGCGGGTGTCCGTGGTGGCGATCGTGGTGGCCATCGGGGTGACCATCACGTTCAACGTGGCCGCCGGGTCGCCGCGGGCGGTGCCGCCGTGGCTGGTCAACGTGTGGCCGCCGGTGGCTTTCATCCTGGCCCTGGAGTCGTTCATGGGCCATGTCAGGCGTGGCCGGGGCGGTGCCTTCCCCGAGGTTCACGGGGCTGCCCCGGTCACCCCGGCCCTCCCCGTGGCCGTCCCTGGCCAGCCCCCGGCCGACTGGCTGGACGTGCAGATCAGGGCGCACCGCACGCGCATGTCGGTGCGGGCCACGGCGGAGGCGTTCGGGGTGTCCCGTGGCCGGGTGCAGTCGGCTGAGCGCCGGGCGGCCCTGGCTGCCACTGAAAACGTCCCGGCCGGGGATGGCGCTGGCCCCGCTCCAGCCGCCCCGGCCGGGGCCCTGAACGGCCAGGTGAGCCATGGGTGAGCCGGAGCGGCCGCAGTTGCGCGCCGTGCCCGCGGAACCCGGCGGCGAGCTCGAGCGCGTGGAGGCGTCCGGCCCGGCGGTGTACGCGGACGTCACGTCGCCCGGTGAGCGGAAGCCGATCCTGCCCGCGTGGCTGCAATCCCGCGAGGCCGCCAGGGAGCACGCGCGGCGGGCCGGCGGGTACGCGTGGCACTCGGCCCGGTACCACGGGCTGCGGTCACCGGTCTACCTGGCCGTGACGGTGTTCTGGGCGGCGGTGGGCGTGTTCGGGCTGGCCTACCGGTGGCTGCGGTGGTGGCTGTTCCCCGTCCCGATCGAGGTGTACGCCGACGCCATCGCGGCCGGGCACCAGGCGTGGCACCGGGCGCACGCCGTGCACCGGCAGACGGCGAAGGTCCGCGGGATCACCTCGGTCCTGGTGCTCGCCCTGGTGATCCTGGCCGGGGGCCTGGGCCTGCCACATGTCCCGTGGTGGGCGTGGCCGCCGGTGGCCCTGGCCGCGCTGCTGCTGCTGGCCCGGTTCGGGCGGCCGGCCGGGACGCAGATCGTCGGCCCCGCGCGCGTGCCGCCGGAGTATGAGGCGCTGACCCAGGACGTGGTCACCCGCGCACTCAACTCGCTCGGCATCGCCGCGATCAGCCGGTGGATCGCCGAGGACAACCGGATCGACTACACCAGCCCCGTCCGGGAGGACGGCCCCGGCTGGCGCGTCGAGGCGAACCTGCCCTACGGCGTCGAGGCGATCGACGTCATCGAGCGCCGCGGGAAGTTCGCCTCCGGGCTCCGCAGGCCGCTCGGCGCGGTGTGGCCCGAGCCGGTCAGCGAGGAACACCCCGGCCGCCTGGAGGTGTGGGTGGGGCGGCAGGACGTCGCGAAGCGGAAGCCGGTGCCGTGGCCGCTGCTCAAGGCCGGGCAGGCGGACGTGTTCAAGCCGGTGCCGTTCCTGACCGACGTCCGCGGCCGCAACGTGAACGTGCCGCTGATCTGGCACAACTGGCTGATCGGCGCCATGCCCCGGCAGGGCAAGACGGCGGCGGTCCGGTGCCTGGCGTGCGGGATGGCGCTCGACCCCATCGTGGAGCCGTGGATTCACGAGCTCAAAGGGACGGGCGACCTCGACCCGCTGGAGAAGGTCAGCCACCGGTTCGTGTCGGGGATCGACGACCCGCAGATCGAGTACGCGGCCGAGTCGCTGCACCTGCTGCGGGAGGAGATCGGCCGCCGGTCCCCGCGGCTCAAGGCGCTGCCGCCGTCGCTGTGCCCGGACAAGAGGGTCACCCGGCAGATCGCCGAGCGGCGGTCGCTGCGCCTGTGGCCCATCGGGTGCGTGATCGACGAGTGCCAGAACCTGTTCGCCCACCCGAAGTACGGCAAGCAGGCCGGTGAGGACGCGGGGTGGGTGATCCGGGTCGGCCCGGCGCTAGGGATCATGCTGATCCTGGCCACGCAGCGGCCGGACAAGGAGTCGCTGCCGACGCAGGTCAGCGGGAACGTGTCCCAGCGGTTCTGCCTGTGCGTGGCCGGCCAGACCGAGAACGACATGATCCTCGGCACGTCAGCGTACAAGAACGGGGTGCGGGCGACGGCGTTCCGCCCGGAGGTCGACGCGGGCCTGGGGTACCAGAAGGGCGCGCGGCCCGCGCCGCTGGTGGGCCGCACCTACTACCTGGACATGGCCGCCACGATCGGGGTCGCCAATCGCGCCAGGGTGGCCCGTGAGCGTGCCGGGACCCTGTCGGGGGTGGCTATCGGGGAGGACTCGTCCGCGCCCGCGAGGGAGCCGCTGAGCGACGCGCTGGCGGTGTTCAACGGTGATCCCGGGCTGCACTGGCAGGTGCTTGCCGACCGGCTGGCGCAGCAGTTCCCGGACCGGTGGGCCGGGATCGGCGCCGACTCGCTGAGCGCCCAGCTGCGGCAGCTCGGGGTGCCCTCGGTAACGGTGTCCATGGGGGGCCAGGTGCTCCGTGGGTGCCGTAAAGAGGCCATTGAGCGGGCAGCGGGCTAGGCGTTAGTGCCCAGGCCAGAGACTTGCCCACTAACGGCTTCTGGCGTTTGCTCAGGTCAGCCGGGGCTAACGCGCCTGTCAGCCGGCAAACGCCGCGGCAGTCTCACCGGCCGTCCGCGTGCCGGGATCCGGATTGCCCGCGGCCGTTGTGCCGGGCGTACAAGGAGGGTTTCGACGACGGGTTCGCGGCCGGGATGGCGGCGGCCGGAGAGGAAGACTGACATGCCGTGTGAGTTTCCCGAGCACCACGGATCCAGCGGCGGGGGCGGTTTCTGGGCCGTCCTGCTCGTGTTCCTGGTCGCCGTCATCGCCGCCGCCGCGATCACCCCCGTGGTCGCCGCGGTGACCACCCTCATTCACGTCCTGGTGCTGATCGTGGAGATCGGCGTCCCCGCAATCCTGATAGCGGGCGCGGGGCTGCTGTACTGGCGGTACCGCAACCACCGGGTGAGCCTCCCCACACTGCGCCGCGGCCCGGCGATCCGGCCGGCAGGCCGCCCAGAGCTGGAGCAGCGAGACGGTGGGCAGCACCTGCACTTCCACGGCGTGTCCGCCGAGGAGGTCGCGGCGATCCTGCGGCAGCGGCACCTCGATGGCTGAGCCAGCGATCGGGCCTCCAGCGGTTGCTGTAATCCCAGCCGCCGGTTACAGCAACCAGGGCCAGGTTGTTATAGGTGCGGTGCCGGGCGAGATAACCGCCTACTTCAGCCTCATCCCCGACGTCGCCTTGAACACCTGCCCGTCCGGCAGTTCCACGCAGATGTACTCCCGGACCACGGCGGGGGCGTGCCGGTCCCAGCAGTGGTCCAGGTTCGCGAGCTCCGACCAGTCCCACGGCGTCCCGGCCTGCTTCGCGTCCGCGTACTGGGTGGCCCACACGTTGGCGTGCGGGTAGCCGAACGGGTGCCCGGTCCAGTCCGCGACCCAGTACCCGGCGCCGCCGGGCGGGTTGCCGAACACGGTGGAGGCCTGGCCGTAGACGCCGTGCCAGTACGGCGCGCACGCGGCCCGGAAGGCGTTGAGGTAGGCGACGTCGACGCTGCCTTCCATGTCGACGCGGATGCCGCACGGCGGGATGCCGAAGGCTTCACAGGCGGCCCTGGCCTTGGCCCCCTCGGTCTCGCCGCCGGCCTGGCCGGGGCGCAGCCCGTACACCCAGATGGGCACGGCGTAGCGGAGGGCCTGCCGGCCGATCTGCTCGCGCGTCCAGGCGTGCGGGGTGTTGCCGCCCACGTAGAACGCGTAGGCGACGAGGTTCGGGCCGCCGATGACGGTGGCGCCGGGGTCGGAGATGTCGGCCATGAGAAGCATCGGTCCTCCTTTGCGGTTAGCCGGTGCGCCGGGCTGTCAGCTGGGAGTTTGCCGTCACGGTGGTCGCGGTGCCGCTGCTCGTGTTCTGCGCCCACGCGACCGCCAGGGTGCCGGCGGTGCCGGCGGTGACCACAGTGGCCTTGATGATCAGGCCCTGAGGGTTGCCGGTGCCGCTGGTGCCGGCGTTGACCGACACGCCGAAGGCGGCCACGACGATTCTGGTGGTGGGGAAGCTGGTGATCTGAACCCCGGTCACCACCACGAACCCGGTGGTGCCGGTGGGGACGGTGAGCTGGAACTGGGCGTCGCTGCTGCCGTTGGTGCCGCCCTTGTACTGGATGATGGCGGTGACCTCGTAGGTGGCGTTCGCGGCGACGGCGAGCTGCAGATCCGGGTCGGCGGTGACGGTGGTGTTGCTGGACCTGCCCGTGTCGGCTGGCTTGATGGCGGCCAGGGGCACGAACCAGGTGTTGACGTCGGAGGCGGACAGGACCTGGCCGACCGCCCACACGGGAACTGCCATCGTTACTCCCTAGGCTGCTATCGGGGCGAAGAGAATGGTGATCGGGGTGATCACCAGGTTGTTGCCGGTGACGACCACCTGGGCGGCGGCGGCCGCGGCGGAGTCCAGGAAGTTCCCGGCGGTGAGCGCGTCCCAGAACGACACGTGGGTGATCACCGAGGGGCTGGCGAACGCCCAGCTGGCCCACGTGGGGCTGTTCGAGGCGGACTTGGACCCTCCCGCGGCGGCGGCCCAGGTGACCGCCACGCGGGGCACGCTGGCAATCGTGTTGGTCGTCCCCGCTGCCCCGGGGTCGCCGGTGTGCGGCAGCACGTACGAGGCGGCGGGGGCGGTGAACGCGGTGCCGCCGAGCATGTCCAGCCACGAGTTGGCCAGGAACACGGCCAGCCCGGCGGTCACGTGTACTCCCGGCCGCAGTCGGCGCACCGCCACGCGCCGTCTTGCTGCCCGAGCTGGCCGCCGCAGGCGCACGTTGTGGCGGTGCCGCGCTCCACCCGGATCCCGGCGTGGACTTCTATGCCGGTACCGCCGGGAGAATCGGTCATGGTCACCTCAGCTGGTGTAGGCGTAGAAGTTGTAACCGTTGTTCGCGGTCAGCGCGCCCATGGTGGCGCCCGTAGCCGGCGGCGTGGTGAGCCCGGTGCCTGATGACCCGCACAGGATGGGCGGTGCGGACACCAGGCCGCTCGGCGGTGAGGGGCCGGCCAGCATGAGCGGCGGCGTTGTCGCCACCACGCACAGTCCTACGTAGAACAGCCCGGAGTAGGTGGCGGTGTAGGCGTTGGTGGCGAACGTGAACGGTGTTTGCAGTGTGCCGAGCGCGGCGGCACCGGTCTGGTCGGCGGTCACGGCGCGCACCACCAGCCCGGAGTCGAGCAGCACGTACCAGGCGTGCGTGCCCCCGGCCTCGATGGTGCCCCGGACGCAGAACGTAAGGTTGGCGACGACCGTGTTCTGGTGCAGCCCGATCGCTGTCACGTACAGGGTGCCGCTGGTCAGTGCGCTGCTGGTGGCGCTGGCTGAGATCCGGGGAAGCGTCTCGGCAGTCGCCCCCGTGGGTGCCAGGTACCCGGACCGGTTCGCCTGCGACAGGTCCGTCAGGACGTCAGCGATGTTGTCGTGGTCGGTGCTGTGCCCGGGGTCGAGGGGCACGTGCGCGTTCGACGGAATCACCCAGGCCATTCGCGGGTCACTTCCCTTTCTGGCTAGTAGCCGAGCCCGCTGCCGCCGAGCGCCCCGGCGGCGGGGTCATTGAGTTTCATGAACGAGTACCGGGAGGCATCCTGCAGCGTCCACGTGGTCTGCCAGTCCGCCGGGGACGCCTGGATGCTGTGGCTGACGCCCCGGATGATCAGCTTCTTGAGGACGGGCGCCATCCCCGGCGGCCGGCGGATGACAGCGATCATGTCGCCGATCTCCCGGCCCAGCGCCTGGGGAAACAGCCGGGCCCGGTCTTTCAGCGGGGACAGGGTGATCGCGTCAAACCGGTCCTCGGCGCCCTTGGACAGCCACACCAGGAACTGGGCGGTGGCCAGGGCCTCGGCGTCGGACAGCAGCAGCAGGTCCGTCCGGGAATACGAGCGCGGGTAGAGGAACGTGGCGACCGACGGCGCGTCCTGCGCCTCCTGCAGGTTCGCGCTGCCCGCGGCGGTGATCTGCGCGTCGTTGCACAGCTGGGTCTCATCATTGGCCCGGGTCAGGGCGACGTAGTCCAGCTCGGCGGCCACGGTCAGGTACGCCTCGTCGACGGCGATCAGCGTGGTGGGCGCCGGGATGCCGGCCATCTGCACGAACCCTTGCACGGTCGCCGCGCCGGCCGGCACGAACCCCGCCGCGGCCAGCTGCACCCACGAGCCGGCGACGGTCTGCGAGACGGTGACGTCCTGCCCGGCCAGGTGGGCGCCACCGCCGTCGAAGAAGTGCAGCGCGGCCTTGCACACCCACGGAGTGCCCACACCGCCCGGGTAGGCGCTGGTGTAGCTGGCGAGGTAGATGTCGGCGCCCCCGGTGGCCTGCAGCCAGGCGCTGAACGTGACATAGGTGCCGGGGGTGACCGCAGCCGCGGGGAGTGTGGCGATCTGCGGGCTGGCGGTCACCCCGTCGGGGGCGAGCAGCCCGGCGAAGCTCCCGGCGTAGGCGAGGGCACTCGTCTGGGTGAGCGCCGCCCCGTTCTGCGCCTGCCACCCGGTGACGCCGGCCTCGAACGACGGGTTCGAGTTCAGTTGCGCGCCGGGACCCGGCTGGTCGCCGAAGACCGCCTGCGGGGTGATGGACCGGGCGTCCTCCAGAACACCGTGGCGCCGGCGGAACACCACCTGCCCGGCGCCGTTGACGTACAGCTCCCCGAGCTCGGTGTCCACCGCCAGGCGCATCTCTGACAGGGCGTCACCGGCGGCGAGCATGGTGCCCTGCAGGCTGGTGTTACCGGTGTCGATCAGCCGGTCGTTGACAGACCACCCGGCGAGGTTCAGCAGCCGGGAGATGCGGGCCCCGGTGTCCTCACCGAACCCGGCAGGCAGCTGGGTGCCGCCGGACAGCGCCGCGGCGGCGGCGCCGAGCTGGAAACCGGTGAGGACCTTGAACGCGTCGGTCGCCGACAGGGTGATCTCCGAGTAAGCAGGCCCCCAGGAGACGGGCGGGGTGATCCAGGAGTCGGCGAACCCGGAGAACAGCGGGTAGATGACCCCGGCGTAGACCGCCTGGATCCGCACGGGCACCATGGGCCGGATCTGGCTGGCGCCGGCGGCGACGTAGGGACCGGCGAGATTGTCCGGGTCGAACCGGCCGTCGGCGTTGTTCAGCACCACGGACAGGGTGCCCGCGTCGTAGGTGATGACGGGGGCGTTCTGCCGGCTGCTGGGGCGCGTGATGGTGCCGGACCGGAAGAACCCGGTGGCGGCCACGTCCACCCAGGATGTGGCGCCGCCGAGAGTGTCCAGGTTGAGCAGCCCGAAGGTGGGGTCGCCGAGCAGGAACGTGCCGGGGGCGGGGACCGGGGTGGCGGGGGTCACGCCGATCTGCGCGATGACCTGCGGCAGGATCCCGGCCCATGGCGGGGTGACCGGCGGCGGCGCGGGCGCGTTGCCCCCGGTGGCGGTGGCGGAGGTCGTGGCGGTGATCTTCCGCGTGACGGCGACGGTGACCTGCTGCGCGGCCGTGGACGTCAGCGCGTCGAACGCCTGCTGGTAGTACGGGATGCGGGCGTCCGTGGTCTGCCCCGGCAGCGTGCACCCCGGCTGCGGCGGGCTGGTGATCGGCAGCGCCAGGGAGTTCCCCGGGCCTGGGCCGCCGTACCAGATCAGGTCGCTGATCAGCTGCCCGGCCGCCACCCGGGCCGTCAGGAAGTTCGTGACGTACTGCATGAACCCGATACAGGTGGGGATGCCGTCGATCTGCGGGTTGCAGCCCCACTCGGCGATGCCGAACGGGACGCCCTGCGCGTCGACGGCGGCGGCGGCGCCGTCGAGGGTGGCCGGGTTCTTCGCCGACCACTCCCGGGCGTAGAAGTCCATGTACCCCTTGGCGAAGGTGCCCGCGGGGACGGAGTTCCAGTAGTTGACGAAGTTCTGCGGGTCGCCGGCGGCGCCGGAGTAGTTCAGCGACGCGACCAGCGGGTAATACGGGGTGACCGCCGCCTTGTAGAACTGGATCATGGCCCCGTACTGGGACGGGGACAGGTTCTTGGTCGCGTTGGAAGGCTCCTGCCAGAGGGCGACCTCGGCGTTCAGGCCCGCGGCATTGTAGGCGGCCAGGGTGGTCTGCAGGTTGACGAAGTCCGACAGCGACGTGGGATTGAACGACGGGGAGAAGCACAGCAGGCACTTCACGCCGCGGGCGATCCAGGTGGCGATGTCGTGGTCGGCCAGGTTCACGGTGCCGCTCGGGGAGACGGGGCCCAGCACGTAGTACAGCTTGATCACCTGGCCAGGGCGCCCCACCGTGGCGGCGAAGGCCAGCTGGGCCTGCGGTCTCGTGGTTCCCGCCGGGTAGTCGTTGGTGTTGATCGTGGCCCCGACGGACACGGGCTGACTCGCCGGGGCCACGGCTTTCAGCGTCGCCACGCAGCCGGTCCACCCGTTCGTGGCCGCGGCGACGCTGGAGGTGGCCATGACACTCAGGGTCCCGGCGGCGGCGGACAGCTGGTAGGCGGAATACAGCTGGTTGGACCCCGACGCGGTCATCGAGTCCAGCAGGGTGAACCCGGCCGGGTCAGTCCACGTCACCGCGCTGGCGGTGCCGAGATGCTCCAGGAACGCGCACACCGCCAGGTCCCCGGCCGCCGCCGACGCCGACGCCTGGTCTGTGGTCACGGCGGAGGCAACGCCGGTGCCGGAGGAGCCCACGCTGATGGTGGCACCCGCGACGTCGTTGTGGAACTCTGCCACGGCACAGCGGACGTTGCCGGTGCCGCAGACGAACCCGAAGCTGGTGAACCCGCCGGTGTTCACCGCCGGCGGGCACCACCAGATCTCCGCCCGGGACAGGCTGCCATTGCCGATCTGCGCGGCCTGCACCCAGCCGATGCCGCCGAGGAACTGGGTTCCGGCGACGTTCGACCCGACCACCGCCACGAGCGGGTTCCCCGCCGTGGTCCCGGCAGGGAGGGTGCCGGTGACATTGCCGCCGGTCCCCGTGGCGACGGCCGCGGACTTCTGCACCAGGGTCCAGGCCACTAGGACCGCCAGCCCTTTCCGCTGCGGCGCTCGAACTCCCTGATGGCCTCGACCGTCACTCTCCCCACCTCGGCCATGTTCACGGTCGGCGGCACGTGATTGTGGATCACGTAGGTGACGCCGCCGCCCCCGGCGGCGGCGAGCATGCCCTCGGTCTGGGAGTTGTTGAACACCCGGGACCCGGCGGGCAGCTGCACCAGCTCCCGGCCCCGCTCCCCGACCATCACCATGTTCGACCGGATCCCGCCCGCCGCGGCGCCCACGATGCCGCCGCTGGCCAGGCCGAGGAAACCCAGCACCTTACCCGGAATGCCACCGAGGGCGTTGTTGATCATCCCTGGGATGCCGCCGAGGGCGTGGCTTACCGCGCCGACGAGGCCGGAGAAGGCGCCCTCGATGGTGTGAATGATGCCCACGATGGTGTGGTAGGCGTTCTCGACCGGCCTGACGAGGTCGTTGTAGATCACCGCCCAGGCGGAGCGGATAAGCCCCACCGCCGCCCGGAACCCGCTGACGATGGTGCTCCATGTGGTTCTCGCCGCACTGACCAGGTGGTTCCAGGCGGCCTCGATGGCGTGCCCGGCGTTGATCCAGGCCAGGCGCAGCCCGTCGATGTCCATGGCGGCGAGGTGAAGCAGCCTGCGCCAGCCGCGGATGAACGCCTCACCGGTGTTGTACAGGAAGTCGAACGTCCGCCCGACGCCGCGGATGATGTCCCACACCACCCGGCCGAAGGTGGCGATGGCCTTGGGGCCGTCGACCTCCATCCAGTGGATGAACTTCTTCCCCGAGCCAGACTTCAGCCAGTTGTCAATGTTCGAAAGGAGCCCGTCGAGGGCCTTCCCGGCGGCGATCACCAGGGGCCGCAGCGCGGGCATCAGGTCCTTGAGGATGCGCAGGGCCGAGTCGAACGCCTGCAGGATTTGCGGCTGCACCGCGGCGGACAGTTTGCGGAACTCATCGTGAAGGCCGCGGGCCTCCCGCCCGGCGGCCTTCTCCGCCGGGGACAGCGCCGCCCACGCCGCACCCCCCTTAGACACCGCGGCCCACACCTTGGAGATCTCAGGAATGGCGATCGCGGCGAACGTGCCGATGCCCACGGCGACCAGGCCGAGGCTGGCGATCAGCGGGAACAGGGCCGCCCCCACGCCCACCAGGGCGGGGATGATCGCCAGCGCCCACACCTGCAGGGACACCCCGGCGATCTGGGTGTTGGACATGGCATTCGTCAGGGAGCTGAATATCCCGCCCAGCCAGGACGTCTTGTCGCCTGTCCGCTGAGACTGGTCGCCGACGCCCCGCTCGGATTCGGCGAGCAGCTTGTTGGCGTCATTGAGCAGTTTCGCCGCCCGCGCCTGGGAGGCGTAGCTGCGGGTGATCGCGGCCTCGAACGCCTTGGCGCGGCCCTCGGCGGAGCCGAACCCGGTGCCCGTGTCGTCCTTGGCGGTAATGGTTACGGAGACGTCATTCTCCGCCATCGGGCACCTCCTCCCTCCGTCTTCCCAGCGCCTCGATCCTCAGCAGCCGCAGCAGGCCGGCATCCTCCGCCAGCAGCGTGCCGAGGGTGTATCCGCTGAACCGCTCCAGCGCGCCAAGGATCAGCTCGGCCTCTTCTAGCTCCCAGGGCTTGGTGACAACGGTGCCATCGGCAGCGACCCCTCCAGCGAGCTGCTTCCATTGCTGGAGGCGGCTGGCAAAGGGGGCGCCACCGAGGCGATGGCCTCCATCCACGAGAGGATCAGCGCCAGCATGATGTCCATGTCCTGAGCCATGACGCTCTCGCAGGTGGCCGGTACCGGGGCACCGTCGCTGTCTTCGAGGTTCCACGCCACCAGCCGCCTGGCGAACGCCTGGAACACCTCCTGCGCCCCCTCGGTGCTGGCCCCCTCGGCAAGCGCGGCGGCCTTCCCGGCGAGGTTCAGCATCAGCTCGACGGACAGCCCCCTGGTGGTCACCTCCAGGCCGTGCAGCTCGTGGCCTTCTTCCCACTTAAGGTGGTACAGCTTCGAGCGCTTGTATCCCACGGCTCAGCTCCAGGTGGGGACTGCCCCCGACGCCAAAACTCCGGGCGCGGTGAACAGCAGCTCCCCGGTGTTGTTGCGCTGGATCGAGTAGTCCGTGAACAGGACCGCCCCGTTGCCAGCCCCAGCAGTCCCCAGGTTCAGGTTCTTGCCGTTGGTGGTGATGGCGACCGCCCGGTTCACGCTCGTGCTCGGCACGGTCGAGAACACCGCGTGCGACAGGTTGGCCGCCGGGTTGAACACCCCGGACAGGGAGATCGAGAAGTCGGCGAGCAGCAGCAGCCGCTCGATCGCGGACTTGTCGATGCCGGTGACGTCCTGCACGCCTCGGGGCGTGGCGAACTGCAGGCTGGTGAAATCGTTCCGGAGGTCTTGCAGCGCGTTGGACGAATCCCCGACCTGCAGCGTGGTCCACGCGAGACCAGTTGATTTTGCCACGTCAACCCCTTAGTTGGCATAGACTGTCACCATGACAGTCAAGGGTGGCCACCACTCCGAAGAGACCAGACGAAAGATCTCCGAGTCGAAGCGGCGCGAGAAGAACCGCGCGCCTCTCCAGCCGCAGCTCTGCGCGTGCGGCTGCGGCGAGCACGCGGCCGTTGATGAGCGCCGTAACCGCATCAGCAAATACGTGGCGGGCCACAACTCCCGCTCGAACCACCCGATGAAGGGCAAGCAGCACACCGCCGAAGCGAAGGCGAAGCTGGCCAGTTACACGGGCGAGCGCGGCTCGGCCTACCGTCATGGCTGGGCAGGCACACCAACCTACGTTTCCTGGAATGCGATGAAGTCCCGCTGCTACGGCGAGAGCAATGCCTCGTACCCGCATTACGGTGGCCGGGGCATCACGGTCTGCCCGCGGTGGCTGGTCTTCGAGGACTTCCTGGCCGACATGGGACCGCGACCGAGCCTCGACCACTCGATAGACCGCTACCCGGACAGGGACGGGAACTACGAGCCGGGCAACTGCCGGTGGGCCACCAAACAGGAACAGGCAGATAACCGCAGCAACGTCGGCTGGCCGAAGGGAAAGAAGCGGAAGTCCTGACATCACCCGCGCTCCAGGCTTTCAGCGAGCTTGCCCTGGTGGTCCTCGAACGAGTGCTGCCAGCCCTCGGGCGTGTGCTCGCGGACGCCGCCCACGGTGCCCCGCCAGTCGCCGCCGCGCTCGATGTGCCGCTGCGGCCGGGTCTGGTGCTCGGCGAAGCAGCGCTGGCGGGGCTCGAACCGGAACACGGTGAGGCGCGCTCCGGTCTTGTGCTCGGTGAACGTGCGGCCAGAGCGCTGCCGGATGTAGGTGGCCTGCATCATGCCCAGGTCGGTGCGCTCGTCCACGGTCGTCTCCCAGCCGTGCGCCCACGCCTGGCAGGCCGCCGCCTCGCACGCGGCCGGGACCATCACGTCGGCGGGCGACACCACCTGGAAGGTCTTGTACGCCTCCACCGGCCCTGCCGGCTCGATGCGGAACGGGCTGCTCATCCGTGCACCGTCCTCACCAGGTCCACCAGCAGGCCGATCACCGCGACCATGGCGACCAGCCCGGCCAGGGCCGTCCCGATCAGCCAGCGGCGCCCGGCGACCCGCTCGGTGTGGTCCTGGTCGTGGACCTTCTGGTGCGCCTCGAACCGGGCGTTCATCTCGGTCTTCAGTTCGGTGACGTCCTTCACCAGGTCCACGATCTGAAGCTGCATCGTGCCGACGCCCCGGGTGCCGTGGTCGTCCATGGACTCCAGCCGGGTGCTGATCCGGGCGTGCTCGATGTCGCTGGCGGTTTTCAGCATGTCCACTTCCCGCCGGGTGACATACGGCTCGGACATCATCGGCGTCCCCTGCTGGTTCTCCATCAGAAAACAACTCCAGCAACCGGGTTTTTCGACACGTGCACGGCGAAGTCGGCGCTGGTGAACGTGCCTGCCGTGGCGACCGCGATGTAGCGCCGGACGGTCGCGGTGTTGCCGATGGCCACCCGCACCGCCTGAGCACCCGCCACGAGCGCTGTGGTGGTCAGGGACGCCACCGCGAGGAAGGTGACGTTGTCCGCGGAGTCCCACAGCGAGATGGTCACCGACGTGCCGGTGAACGCGAACAGCTGCACGTACATCTGCGCGCCGAAAGCCAGCGACGCGCCCGTGTCATAAGAGTTCGCCGCACTGGCCGCGACCGCGGCGCCGTCCACCCGGTGACCGGGGGTCAGCTGCACGCCCCATTCCAGGCCGAACGCGTTCGCCTGCAGGCTGACCGCGCCGAGCAGGGAGCCGTCCGCGCCGCGCTGCCAGTCGTAGTTGACCTGCTTGGCGTTGCACGACGCGCACGGATTCCCGATCCCCAGGCCCCGGAAGTAGGTGCCGATCGTGTCCGTGGTGGGCAGCGCCGACAGCACCGGGTGAGCGCTCACGGGGTCGAAGAACACCGCCGCGTCCATGCCGCCGTCACGCTGCAGCGCCAGCCGCCCCACCCCGGACATCGTGATGTCCGTGCCGTCCTGCAGCTTGGCGGGGCCGCCGAAGATCTTGCCGAAGGCGTTGATGTCCCCGGAGATGTCGTTGCCGCCGAGGTAGAAGTTGTCGCCGAGCCCGGTTTGTTTAGCCACTGGCCGTCTCCGTCACGTGTGCGTGTTTCCGGCAGCGCCCCGCATGGGCGTGCCGTGCGATCCGCCAGCATCCAGCCTCATGGCAGTTGAGGTGATTCCAGACGACCCCGACGATGGCCAGTTCGCCCAGGTCCGACCCGAACCCGGACCAAAACGCATACCAGGGGCCTGCCGTGGTGTCGATGCCGAGGACGTGCAGCAGCCCCAGCATCTAGGCCACCTGCGCGAACATGTCGTTGACGATCACCGGGACGGTCACTTCCATGACCCGGAACAGCCTGTTGTCGATCGTGATGTAACCGGCCTGGGCGGACAGGGACGTGCCGGCCATGCCGAGCAGGTCCACGGCGCGGACGGTGCCGCCGAAGGTGAAGTTCCCCGAGTATTCGCCCATCAGCGTGCACGCGGCGGTAGTGATGTTCGGGTCGATCGCGTCCTCGGGCTTTTGCATGAAACTGGCCCCGATCCGCGCCCGCAGCTCCACCACGCCGCTAGTGGCCGACAGGCCTGAGGACCGGGCCGGGGCGATCCGCTGCACCCAGATGGCGCACCACAGCCCATTGCCGGGGGCGGACTTGGGCTCGTGGCCCGCGACGTTCTCGAAGAGACCAAGGTGGAGCGCGTGGCTGACTAGCTGATCATAGAGAGCGCGAACAGCGGCACCATCAAAGGCCATTACGGCCTCCGCGGCTACCTCGGCCTGTATGGCCCTCGCTTCTTGCCGGCCTGCCGCTCAGACTTCTGCTGATTCGCCTCAGGGGAATGCTTGAAAGGGCGCCGGTTGTGTATTTGCTCGGCGGGGGTAGCCCACCGGCAGTTGCCCGGCTCGTAGTTACCGTCGTTGTCGATGCGCTCCAGGGTGCGCCCCTCCGGTCTTTCGCCCATGTCTTCGAGGAAGGCCATGAAGTCCAGCCAGCGTTCGCACACCATGATGCCCCGGCCGCCGTAATGCTTGTAGGCAGGCACGTTCGGATTACGGCACCGATTGAGCATGTTCTGCCAGCATTGATACGTCCTGGTGCACTTACCGCGCCTACTATGGCCGTGCTGGGCGCGTTCCTCAGACATCCGCTGACGAGCTTCTGGCGACGGCCGCGTCTTGGCCCCCTGTGCACGGAAGCGCTCACGCATAGCATCAAGCTGCGCTTCCGACCGCTGGTAGACACCTCTGGGCACGTCACCAGTGTAATACGCACCAGCCGTAGAACGCCCATCAGCCGCCACCCATCCGGCCAATGACCTCATCGAGCCGCTTCTGCAGGACGTCTTTCGCCATCCGCGACAGGTGCGCGCGGGTGATCCGCCACAGGTGGTAGCCCTTGAACCGGGTGGACCGGTTGCGCTCCGAAACGCCTTCGAGCCACGGCCCGTACACCACCGGGTCCCAGATTTTAATGTCGCTGAAGGACAGGACCGAGGTGATGATCCCGGCCTGGTAGCGGCCGGTGGCGCGCCCGGTCTTGTCCATCACCCAGGCGCGCAGCTCGGCGGACCCGATGTCGCCCAGGTCCCGCTTGGCCCGGTCCAGGGCCAGCAGCGCCTGCGCCCGGGCTTCCCCGTCGAACAGGGGGCCGCTGGCGTCCGCGTGGACGATGACGCGCATGTCACACCACCCGCTGCCTGCCCTTGCGGCCGTGGGCGCCCCACGCGCGCTTGCGGATGTCCGCCAGCCCGGCGCCCGAGATGGGCTGCAGGGTGGGACCCTCCCCGGTGGTGCGGGAGTACCCGGATGTCTTCTGCAGGACCGAGTTGACGGCCTCGGCGATGTTCAGCTCCTTCACCAGCAACGGGGGCCGGAACCGGGACACGGGGACGTTGATCAGGTGGGTGGCCGCGGCGGTGCCGAGCATCCCCCGGGCCACGGTGAGCAGCCGGGGCGCGCTGATGACCGCGCCAGCCGAGTGCGTGGCGAGGACGCTCCCGTCCCACGCCCGTTTCACCACGTAGCTGGCACCGGACAGGTCCACGACGAGCATCCGCTCGGCGTCGATCAGGATCGTCTCCCCCGGCAGCAGGGTCCCGGTGCCGGTGACGGCCAGCAGTACGTCGGAGGCTTGCGCGGTGTTCACGCCGGTGCCGGACAGGGTGAGCGTCCCCGCCTGGGTCATGGCCCGGTCGGCCACCAGCAGCCGCTCGGAGTCGGCGAGCAGCAGGTGCCCGGTCTCACAGGCGGAGGAGTCGGAAACGGTGACCGTGGTGGCGGTGGTGGTGGTCACCGCGGCGGCGAGCGTCCCGGCCGGGTCGGCGAGAAGGTCGTAGCCGAAGGTGCCGGTGACCGCCACGTTCCGCTGCGGCGTCTTACCCGACCCGAACACCGAGGTGGACGACCGGTCGAGCTCCATATAGGTAAACGGCGGCCCGTAGTTGACCGGCTCGAAGAACACGGTGGCCAGGGGGATGGCCACGCCGCCGGCGGTGACCGCGGTGGCGGCCGCGGCCAGCTCGCGGGCGTCGAACCAGATCCGCCACGGGAACCCGTACGCCGGCGATGGCCAGTCGAAGTAGACGGTCTTGTCCTCGGGGTAGAAGCGGCGCTGCAGCCGCGACTCGGCGTCCCGGGCGCCGGACTGGATGGAGTCGTCGATCAGCTTCGTGTTGCGCGCGGTGATGGCGATATCCGTCGCGCGCATAACGTCCTCGCGGGAGCAGTAGCAGGGGGTGGCGACAGTCATGCCAGCCGCCCGCCGGGGGCCTGGCGCCGTTGCTGCTGCGCGGCAGCCCACACGGCGCACCAGGTGCACGTGCAGCTTTGCCGGTGGGGCTTCGGGCGCCCCGGCGCCGCGGTGAGCCCGGCGCGGATCCCTCCCGGCCGCGCATGCTTCCGGCACCCGCACCCGGGCGGGCATTTGGTACTTCCTGCCATCCTGTGCCCTTGCTTTCTCGGCCGATTACCCGTCGCCGGGTGGGATTGGCTTGCTATCCGGTTGTCAGAGCCGTGCTGGGCGCACCCAGTCGCGGGGATACTCCCACCCGTCGAACGTGCACCGGAGCGTCCCGTCAGCGCCCGGCACCAGCGGGGTGCCGTCGTTGGGGCAGGCCCGCGGCGGCTGGCTGTCCCAGTACGCCCGCTCCGCCGCGTCAGCCTGGGCGATGGACCGCAGCTGTTCCCAGCTCATGGCGCACTGGCCTCCAGGCTGGCGAGCTCCTCTCTCAGCTCCTTGATCAGCTCGGCCTTGGTCTTGGCTTCGGCTTCTTCCTGTGGCACGCCCACGGCAACCGCGTGATCCACCCAGTCGGCCTTCGGGGCGTTAACCGGTGGCGGCGCTGGGGGCTCTCCTGCGGCCACGGGCTTCCCGGGGGCGCCTGGGGTGCCAGCGGATGCCTGGGGGGCGCCCCTGGGCGCGGGCGCGGACGCCAGGGGGACGCCACGGGCGGCCGGCGCCGGTTCCGGCGCCGCTGGCGCCGCCTCGCCGGCCTCGTAGTCGCTGACCCACTGGTCGTGGCCGCAGTGCGGGCAGGTGGCGGCGGGCGCGTATCTGGTGCCGCATTGCTTGCACACCTGGAGTGCCATGTCAGTTCGCCACCACGGTCGTCGCCGGGTCGAGCGGGATGTAGAACAGCGTGTGCTGCACCGCCCCGGTGGCGTCAGCCGCAGCGTCGTTGAACCCGATTGTCCCCGGGGCGACGATCTGCCCGCCGAGGCCGGGACCTGTCTGCGACCCGGACGACGCGGTGGAGATGATCAGGGCCGACGCCTTGGCGACCGGCAGGACGAACATCGAGCCGACTTCGGCCGCGGTGATGGTCCCCGTCGTGCACATGTCGTTAGCCGTGCCCGTGGTGGGCGTGGCCACGTATTTGGCCGCCGGGGTGGTCCCGCCGATGACCGTCGTCACCAGGCCGTACAGCAGCGCGACCATGATCCGGCCGCCGGTGACGGTGAACACGGTCTGGGTGGCCGCCACGGGCACGGTCTTCGCCGCGCCCTGCACCCGGAACCCCAGCTCGGCGTTGCGGAGTTGCGCGTTGATCCCTGGGGTAGGCATCAGAGCACCGCCGAGACCAGCGCCTCAGGCGCCCGCCGCACGTCCAGGCCGTTCATGATGAAGATCATGGTCGCCGTCGCGTGGGTGGCATCAAGGTAGGAGAAGCCGGCGGAGTGCGACACCGCGGCCACCTCGAAGTACGTGAGGCCGCCGTTGATCGACGGCACCGTCGACGCCGCCGCCTGCGTCACCCTGGTCCACGCGGTGGGCGCCGTCGCCGACGCCTGCGTCCAGTACTGGGTGACCACTGCGAGGGCCTGCTCCGTGCCGCCGGTCGCCGCGTTGCACTCGTTCAGGGTCAGGTTCGTCGCCGCCGTCGCGCCGACCATGAGGATGCCCACCACGGCGCAGTTCTTGTCGCTGAACCTGTTCTTCGTCGTCGTGGGCGAGACACCGAGATTGAAGCGGTATCCCAGCCCGGTCGTTGCCGTCATTGACTATTCGCCTGGCCTTTCTGCGGGATCTGGCCCCCGCATGGTCGGGTTATCAGGTCCGGGTTGAGCTGAGCTGGACGAACGCCGAGATAGTCGCCCCGGAGTTCTTCGGCGTCAGCGCCGACTGCAGCCACGGCCTGCCGTCCACCCGCTCGATGATCTTGTAGGCGATCTTGTCGGTGGAGAACGCGAAATGCGGGCTGGCGGAGGCGGTGATCGCCTGCCGGTCGCCGACCAGGTAGAACGACGGATCCACGAAGATGATGTCGCCCGTGGTGCCGAGCGCCGGGCACTTCTCGGTGAAGAACACCGGGCGCCCGTAGATGGACACCGGCGGCGCGCCCTGCAGCCCGTTGTTCATCCACACCGGCGTCGAGTTGGCCAGGGACCCCTGCACGGCCATCAGCGCCAGCTGCGGGAAGGTGCCGATGTCCGCGATCCAGATCGCGCTCATCAGCGAGGACGGGAGCATCCGCGCGTACATGGCGGCCAGGTTGTCGGCGATGATCGTGTTCGCGCCCTGCCCGGTGACGGCCGTGGCGATGATCGCGGCGGGGCAGTTCACGAACCCGAGCGGCTGGCCGGCGCCAGTGCCCTGCATGAACCGGAAGTCCTCCTCGAACGCGAGGGCCTTGGGGAGGGCCTGGTCGATGAACGCGGAGAACGCGGGCGCGTCCGCCGGCAGCTCGCTCGGCACCGTGCAGTACCCCATGAGCTTCTTCGCGTCCAGCTTGACCTGCGCGAACTTCGCCGACGTCTCCGTGGGGGCGGTGGACTCATCGACCCAGTACGTCTGGATGCCGCCGAACACGGTGGAGGCGTGGGTCTGGTCGTCGACCGTGGGGATCGCCAGGGTCTGGGACCCCATCGGGATGACGGTCGCGCGCGGCCGGATGACGGCGCTTTCCAGCGCCAGCATCAGCAAGTCGCTGCGGAACTCCTCCGGGAGGAGGAACCCGCCATCCGACGGGACATCGGTGCCGAACGCGTTCTGGATGGTCTTGCACTTATCCAGCCGGGCGTTCAGGTCGGCGGCGTCGCGGTACTGCCGGCCCGCGCCTTCCTGGGTGACGGCGCGGAAGAAGTCGCCGACGGTCTCGAACGTGCCGTTGAGTTGCGCGCCGTGCGCGGACCGGTTGTACAGCGACTGGCGGCGCACCACCGAGCCGGGGGCGTTGCTGCCGGCGCCGTGGTGCGCGAACGCGGGGCGCCCGCCAGAATAGTCGAGGATGTTCGCCAGGTCCGCGGGCGGCTTGCGCCCGCTGCCGTTGCCCAGGACCTCGGCCAGGACCATCTGGGTCTGCTCGCGGACCTGCTTGGCGATCTCCCCGCCGTCGGGCTGCACCGCGGCGGCGTACCCGGCCACGAAATCCCTGAATGAGTCCTTGTCCGCGAACAGCGCCTTCATCTTCGCGGGGTCGTTCAGGATCTCCTCAAGCTCCTGGGGGCTCTTAGGAGTGGCGGTTTTCGTCATGCCTGTGCTCCTTTCAGAGCCTCGTCAAGCCACGGCGGATGCCAGCCGTCTGTGGTGTCATCAGCGTCGCTGCCGCCGCCCATGGCGGCCTTATGCGCGTCGAGGTGTGCCTGTGCCGCGGCCTTGTTCGTCAGGCCGTCCGTCTGGTTGATGCGGCCGAGCGCCGCAGTGACCCCGGCGCGGTTCGGCGCGTCCCCCGGGTGGTAGTGATGCGGCAGGGCGTGCGCCCCCTGGGTGGCCGGGTCGCCATCCTTCTTTCCGGCGCAGATCCCGTTGTAGAACGCCGCCGGGTCGTCAGAGTTCGCGCCGTTGGACCATGCCTTGCTGGCGTCCCACGCGGACTCGTCAGCGTCAGCGTTACCGACCCACCGGGCGAACAGCGACCGGTCCCAGCTGGCCTCCGGGTCGCCGTCAGCACCGCGGCGGGGAGCGAGCTGGTCGGCCAGGCCCGCATCGACGGCCTCGGCGGCGGTGTACCAGGCCTCACCGACCATCGCCGTGCGCCAGTCAGCGGCGGCCTTGCTGGTGTGCGCCGCGTAGATGCCGGCGATGTTGTCCGACACCTTGTCGAGCAGGGCTGCGGTGTCGCGCATCTCAGCGGCGTTGCCGATGCACAGGGCCAGCGCGTCGTGGATCATCATCATCCCGCCGGGGGACATGATCCGCGGCCGGCCGGCCATCGCGATGATGGAGGCTGCGGAGGCGGCCATGCCATCCACCACGGTCGTGACGGCGGCGCGGCTGGCGAGGGCGTTGTAGATCGTGATGCCGTCGAACGCGTCGCCGCCGGGGGAGTTGATGTGCACTTCGATCGCGCCGGGGATGGCGGCCAGGTCGTCGATGAGGTCTTGCGCCGAGATGCCCCACCAGGAGATCTCGTCGAAGATGTTCACCTGCGTGACGTCGCCGGCGCCCTGGTTGCCGATCTTGTACCAGCGGCGCTCGCGGCCTTCCTCGGTAGGCTCACGCCACTCTTCCAGCGCTTTCAGCGCCATCTGGGCTTTCAGCGGCGACAACGGCAGCCGCAGCGACGGGCGGCCAGCGGACAGGTTCGCGAGATGGAATGTCACCGGGCCCCCAGACTGTGGCCGTTCGCCAGGTGATGGCCATTGAGGATCTTCTGGTAACTGCGGGCTGCGGGATGGAAAGGCATCCATGCGCCCGGGCCCGCACCGGACTCGTCACCGCTGGTGCCCTGCGCGTCCGGGCCGGTGTCATCCGCGCCGCTGGTGCCCGCCGTGTCCGGGCCCACGGGCACGGTGCCCATCAGCGGCAGCCCGACCACGGTGCAGATGTCACCCGGGTCGTAGCCGGCCTGCTGCAGCCACAGCGCGGCCTGCGCCTTCGCCTTCAGCTCCAGGGCATCGGCCTCACGGTTCACCGGCCGCGGGTTCACATAGTCGAACTCGGTGTCCGGGTCCTGGCCGGCCGGGTAGAACAGCGGCAGGAACTGGTAGTTCAGGGTGTCGCGGATGTCGTCGAGGCGCGGGGTGACCTTCGAGTCCTGGAAGATCTCCTCCGCGGTGATCGCGTTGGCCCGGTTGACGTCCTCGGTGATGCCCATGATGTGCTTGTGGATCCCCCACGCCTCCAGGATGGTGTCCCTGCTCATGCCGTGCAGGTTGACGAAGTCGGCGTCCTTCTGCGACGGGGTGGTCTGCTGCCACGTGACCCCGTTCTCCAGCAGCGCAACCCGGTGCGCCCGGGAGATGCCCTGATGGGTCTCCCGCCACCGGGCGATCAGCTGATCGAACTCGTCGTCGCCGAGCTCGTTCGGCGTCATCAGCACCGCCCCGGGCTCGGCGCCGTTCAGGAAGAAGCTCCGGTTCCACTCCGCGCTGTAGCGCTGCGCGTCGATGTCCACCAGGACCGACTGCACCGGGCCCAGGCCGTGGTAGGCGTCGAGCGGGTTCGGGTCCTTCATCATGATCACCTCACCCGGGAGGAACGGGATCTTCTCCCCGTCCGGGCCGGTGTAGAGGTAACCCGCCAGGAAACTGTCCCGCGACGGGACCGGCTCCATCCGGTCCGGCCGCGCCGGCCACAAACCAGCCGGGATCCTGGTCGCTCCGGCGAACTCGATCAGCCAGTACGCCTCCCCCGTCAGCTCCCGGTGCTGCTGGAACGCCTTCACGAACGCCGTGTTCGTGTAGAACGGGTTCGGCCGCTGCCACACCTTCAGGGCCTGGTGCTGCACCACCTCGACCCGCTGGTCGCTGCCCTGGTCGCTGGTGGTGTACCGGACCCGGCCATCAGCGGCTGGCTTGCGGTACAGGTGCCACCCCGGTTTCGACGTCGCCGTCGCCAGCGTGGACACGACCTGGAACACGGTCCCGGAGACGCCCATCGCCCGCATGTAGGTTTCCATCGACGCCCGGGACGACAAAGCGGACATCACCGAGAGGCTGCGCTGGCCGCGGGGCGCATACGGGACCGGGGCCTGCGCTCTCAGCGACCGGGCGATGTCACCGAGCAGGCTGCCCACCGCGCTACCCGCGCAGCTTCAGGTCGAGCACCAGCAGTGAGCCGCCGGTCACCAGCCACCCCGCCACCGGGTTCGCGGAGAACGCGCCCACATCCGCCATCACCAAGCCCGCGATCGCGAGGATGTTACGGCCGATGACGGCCAGCAGCACGGACAGCACCTGCCGGGCGGCCCTGGAACGCAGCAGGTCCCCGAGCAGGCTCCGCCTCGCGGACGCCGGTACCGTCACAGCCGCCATAGGGGTCTCCTGGGCCGGCCCAGGCACAGCAAAGGCCGCCTAGACCTGCTGCGCCTAGGCGGCCTGCTGGCAATCGTAACGGCACCGCTGTCACAATCACAACACAGCCACCGTTAGATGCGCGAGGTGACCGCCGTGACCCCGCTACGGGACGTGGACAAGCTCCTCTGGCCCGCCGTGCAGGAGACCATCGCCAGCCTCGGCCTCCTCGCCGGAGACTCCGCGGCCAGGAAACTGGCCCAAAGATACGCCCAGGTCATCGACGCCGCCCCGGACACCAAACAGGCCGCCGTGCTCCGCTCCCTCGGCCCCGAACTGCTGAAAGTCCTCCACGAGCTCGGCGCCACCCCCGCCGCCCGCGCCGCCCTCACCAAAAGCGCCAAAGAGCAGCCCGCAGCCAAGAAGAGCCAGCTAGAACTGCTCCGCGAAGGCCACACCGGCCGCCGTGCCTAAGCAGCTACTGGGCAAGACCACGCCGCGGCTCTGGACCCCGGAGCTACGGCCCCTCAACCGCAGGACATCCCTCGGGTACCAGGTAGCTGACTTCGCGGCAATCACCGGCGAACCGTTGCTTCCCTGGGAGCGGTGGGCCGCTATTCACGCCCTCGAACTGCTCCCCGACGGGTCGTTCCGGTTCCGCATCGTCCTGATCATCGTCGCCCGCCAGAACGGCAAATCCCACCTCAAGCGCGTCATCTCGCTGTGGCGCATGTACATGCACCCGCGCTGCCGCGTCCTCGGCGTCGCCCAGGAGGTCGGCCTCGCCCGCGAGCAGTGGAACCTCGCCCAGGAAACCATCCACGCCACCCCCGACCTCGAAGCCGAATGGGACCGGGCCCGCAACGTCAACGGCGACGAAATGTTCTGGCTCGCCAACCGCTCCCGGTACGCCATCAAAGCCGCCAGCCGCAAATCCGGCCGCGGCGGCTCCAACGACGAAGTCAACATCGACGAACTCCGCGAGCAGCGCGACTGGAAAGCCTGGGCAGCGCTCCACTACACCACCATGGCCAGGCCCAACAGCCAGATCTGGTGCATGTCCAACGCAGGCGACGACGAGAGCGTGGTATTGAACCAGCTCCGCGACTCCGCCCTCGCGCAGCGCGACCCAGCCGTCGGCGTGTTCGAATGGTCCGCCCCCGACGGGTGCGACCTCGACGACACCCGCGCCTGGCAGCAGGCCAACCCCGGCCTCGGCCACATCATCAGCGAAGCATCCATCCGCACCGCCCTCGCCACCGACCCGCCCGAAGTGTTCCGCACCGAAGTCCTCTGCCAAAGGGTCGCCAACCTCGACGCCGCCATCGACTACGCCGCCTGGAAAGACTGCGCCGACCCTGCCGGCACCATGGACGCCTACCGCGGCAGGCTCGCCGCCTGCTTCGACTCCGCACCCGACGGCAAACACGCCACCCTCGCCGTCGCCGCCATCACCGCCGACGGCCGCCCCCGCGTCGAGATCGCGTGGTCCTGGAACGACACCGGCACCGCCCGCGAAGAACTCACCACCTGGCTCGCCAAGACCAGGCCCGCCGCGTTCGGCTGGTTCCCCTCCGGCCCCGCCGCCGAACTCGGCCCCCTCCTCCGCGCCCACGCCACCCGCATCAACCACCGCCCCGGCAAACGCGAGCCCACCGAAATCCCCGAAGACGGCTCCATCACCAAAACCGCCGAAGTCTGCCAGGGCCTCGCCGGGCTCACCCGCGGCCGCCGCATCATCCACGCCGGGCAGGCCCTCCTCGACACCCACATCCAGTACGCCACCAAACTCCCCACCGGCGACGGCTGGCGGTTCACCCGCAAAGGCACCGGCCACGTTGATGCCGCCTACGCCGCCGCAGGCGCCATCGAGACCGCTCTCACGATGCCCCAGCCGAAACGGGCACGGATCCGCATCGTCGGCTGAGTTGTAGGAAACCTACAAAGGGTTCCCGCCCCTCTGGGGCCTGCCAAGACCGGCCATCACAGACGGTCACGGTGACGGAGGGTGACGAAAACCGGGATTTTGGGCCACGCAGGGGGAGGGATCTGGGCCAATCTGACTCTGCGCGCCCTCCCCTCCTTGGACTTTCACTGTGCGTGACCGCCTGCAGGGATGGGCGGGTGGGCACGCTGGGCCTCCGTCACGGATGGTGACCGGGGGTCATCGTTGTAGGTTTTTGGAGTTTCCGCAGGTGGGATGGGGTGACAAGGAAACCTCTCATAAGGGATTCCCCCATGGTCAGGGAACTCGCGCGGTCAGGCGGTCCTTCCCTTGGCGAAGGAGCTCGGTCAGGAGTCCCTTCATTGGGCAGTCTGCCCATTGCCAAGGGGGCGGGTCCTCCCATTACGCGGCCAGGCTCATGCTGCCCCGGGTCCTTCCATTACGCGGCCGGCCTACCAGGCTGTTCTCTGCTGCACTGCCGGGTCCTTCGGGGCGCTGCGGCGCCAGCCGCCGCCTTCGCGGGCGGTCTTGATGGCGTGGCAGGACTTGCAGACGGCTTGCAGGTTGGCCAGGTCATCCGTGCCGCCCTGGCTGACGGGTGTCTTGTGGTCGGCGTGGCTGGCGGCGCCCTGGCAGCCGGGCAGGCGGAGCTGGCAGCGCCAGTTGTCGCGTTTCAGGCAGGCGGCGCTGGCTTTGCGCCAGGCGGCGCCGTAGGTGGCGCTGCTGTGGCGGCGTGCCTCAGCGTCGTTCGCCCACGGCATCGCTCATCCTTGACCCTTCGGCACCATCCCGTTGCCGCTGGCGATGATCAGCCCGGCCCCGGACATCTGCTTCGCCGTGGCCGCGACCTGCTCAGCGATCATGGCGGCGTTCTCCTTGCCGAGCAGGATCGTGAGCGTGAGCGCCACCTTCTGCCCGAACGGCGTGTCCGCGAGGCTCACCTGCGCCTGGATGAACCCTTCAGGCTGCGCAGGCGGCTGCGCTGGCTCAGTCACGCGGGTGCGGGCTCAGGCAGCGGCACGGGCTGCGGGGCTGGCGCGGCGGCGGGGGTCAGGAACTCGGCGAGGTCGCCGATCATCTGCGCGGCGAACGCTTCGCCGGTGGGGCCGAGGGCGGCGGTTTCGAGGGCCCGCACCACGGGGCTGGCCTCGACGGTGGCGGCGGCCTGGGCGACGTGGGCGGCGACGTTGGCGAACGTGAGGTGCTTGGCGAGGATGTTGTGGAGGACGTCGCTGACCTCGTGGCCTGCGTTGCGGACTTCGGTCTCGATGGCGTCGATGATGGGCAGGCCCATGGTGTCCTCCGGGGTGGTGTCAGGCGCATTGTAGCGCTGGCGTTCGTGCAGAAGTTCGTCGTAGATCGTCATGACGTGGCGTCCTCCCATTTCTCGTCGCGGTAGTCCTCGTCGCGGGTGGCGCCGCCGGGGTAGCGGCCCGGGGCGGTGTCAGGCTCCAGGTAGCGGACCGGCTTGCCGTGCGCCTCGGCGTAGGCGATCTCGCTGCGGGTGGATTCGCCGATGTAGCCGCCGACGTTGAGTACGAGCACGTAGTCGGCGAGGTCGATCTTCCGCTTGTGCAGTTCGTCGAGGTCGGCCTTGACCTGGCCTGGCAGCAGTTCACCGGCAGCGGCGAGGTCGCCGTCGGACTTGGTGTCGCAGCCGATCGACAGGACGATCTCGCCGGCGAGGGTGTGGCGCAGGTTGGCCACCCGGAACATGTCGTAGAACCGCGTGGAGCCGCACAGGCAGACGATGCGCGGCCGGTTGGCGCGCTCGGCCGCCCGCAGGTGCGGCACGGCGGCCGGGAGGGCTTCCGCGACTTGCTGTCGCCACCATGCCTGCCAGTCGTCGAGTTCCGGGTCGAAGCCGGATTGAGCCGCCAGCCGTTCGTGCAGGTCATCGGCGATAGCGTCGATGGCGGCCTGCGGTATCCCGGCGGCGGTCACGTGCCCTCCACCTGCGGCAGCGGGCCACTCGTGTCGGTGAGCCCGGCCGCGAGCCCGGCGCGGTAGTTGTGCTCAAGGTTCAGCCAGAAGTTCACGCTGATACCGGTGCCACGGGCCAGAGCCTGGGCGTGCACGGCGGTGAGCGGCTTGCGGTCGAGTACGTCCTGGGTGAGCTGGGCGACCTGATCCTTGGTGACGGACTTCGGGCCGAGCCAGACGGCGCTGGCAGCGAAGACGCGCACGGTCATGCCGTTCTCGCGCATCCATTCGGCCAGCGTCTCCGAGGGCGCGATGACCCAGTCGGGCCTGAACTCGTGCGGGCCACCCCCGGCGGCGGCGTGGGTGGCTCCGGGCGGGCTGGTCATGGGGCCACCTCCGTCAAATGCAGCACCAGCCGCCCCTTGGGGCAGGGCTCGCCGATGCGGTAGGCGACCTGGGCGACGTGCCGCGAGTCGTCGCCAGGCAGGACCCGGGCGGCGACCAGGCCGTCGATGCACGGCTTCCCTGAGGCCGCCGGAACGTTGTCAGCATCCCGCCGCCTCGCGTCCGGCGGCTGGTACTCGACCACGAGCTCGGCGCGGTCCAGGCGGGGGACGTGCCCGGCGAGCGCTAGGGCCCAGGTGGCTTTCTTCAGCGCCTGGAAGCGGCGGTTCCGCTCGGCCCAGTGCAGCCGCTGGTTCGGCGACAGCAGCTCCAGGCCAGGCGGCAGGGCAATCGTGAACGTCATCTCAGCTCCTAGAACGGTGGCTCGTCCGGGTACTCAGCAGCGAGGCCGCGCGTGGACAACTCAATGTCCGGGCGGCGTTCGGGCGGCGGTTCGGCGGGCGTGCAGATGTGAATAGCGACAACAGGGTAAACACGGCCTCCTTTGACCCGGATGATGTCGCGCCATTCCAGGTATAGCCGGTGGCCGATGGTGATGATGTCGAATGTTCGTTTCCCGATCAGGAGCGCGGCGATTTCCTGGTCGATTGTCAGGGGCTCGGGGTCGGTGGCGGTGGTGAGGCCGCCGGTGATCGCGGTGAGCGTGTATTCGCCGCAGCGGGGGCAGGTTTTCAGTTTGGCGGGGCGGCTGATTAGGTGCTCGGTCACGGCCCACCTGCCTTCGCAAAGCACGGGCGTCCGGTCGGGCCGTACCGGTGGTGGTACTCGCCGCAGCTTTCACAGACCGGTGGTGGTTCGGGTTCGGCGTGCCGGGATGGTTCGGCGGGGTCTCCCCTACGGGGAGAGACCCCCCGCCCGAACCACCCAGCCCCATTCGCCCCAGCAGGTGACTCGGCTGATTCGGCAGTGATTCGAATCAGCGCTGACCTGCTATCTTGCGGTTCCGGCTCGGAGCGGTTCGGCCAATCGGTGGCCGCCGGGCCTGGCGCATGATTCGGCTGACTCGCGGGAGTGGAGAATCGGACTTTACGGGCGTTAACGGCTGCGCCGATGTCGGCGGCCGTAGCCTTCTCCCCCGCGGCCCGCAGGTGCCGGCCAGCTTCCCGGTGGCTGATGTCGACGGGCACGCCAAGATCATCAAGCTTGGTCATGAGGTCCTGGACGCGGCCGGTCGCAGCGGTGGCGTGACTGGTAATTTCGTGCCGCAGGGGGTCGAGTGCCCGTCGCAGGCTAATCGCCTGGACGTCGATTTGGGTGCGGCTCATCTCGCAGTGCAAGGTGAGAATTGGCCCGGTGGCGGTGAGGTTCCATACCGCGTCAACGTCCCCGTTTTTCGCGGAGCTGCCCCGCTGCCCTTTGAGTGTGTCTTTCCCGGCGTGGTCGAGCCGGAATACGGCGACGCCGAGCCCTTTCAGGGGGGCGAGCGCGCACCGGTAAAGGGCGTTGAAGGTGTCCGCGTCGTTTTCTTTGCCGCTTATGACGCGGGAGACGGTGTCGATGATGACGACGTCGACGTCATGGACGGTGGCTAGTTCGAGCAGATCGCGGCCACCGGCTGGGGAGTCGAGCGCCGGGAGTGCCGGGAATGACAGGTAGACGAGGTTGGTGAGGTCTTGTGGTTTGTAGCCGAGGTCGATGAGGCGGTCTTTGAGGTCGCGGCGGGAGTTTTCCAGGTCCACGTACAGGACGCGCCGGGGTGGCCCGGCGGGCTGGCCGAGGACGGGGCGCCCCGCGGCGACCGCGGCGGCGATCTCCAGGGCGAGCAGGGATTTGCCGACCTTGGGCGCCGAGTAGAGGGCGATGGACCGGCCCACGGCGAGCAGTGGTTCGATGATCCATTCTTCGTCGTCTGGGGTTTCGTCCCAGAGTTGCTGCCAGTCGATCGGCTGGTACCGCGGCAGGGTCCCGGGCGGCCCTGGGGGGGATTCCGCGCTGGCGGCTGGGCTCATGGTGGGGGTGAGCTGGCCGACGCCCCAGGCGACCCCCGCGACGAACTCGGGCAGCGCGGGGCGTTCCCCGCCGATGAGGGCCGTGAACTTGTCGCGGACGGCGGCGAGGGACCGGTGGGCGTCGATTTGGCCGGCTGCGGCGAGTTCGAGGATGCGGGTGACGGAGCGGACCATCCACCGGTGCCGCGAGTTTTCCCGGGTGCCGTACTCAGCGAGGAGTTCATCGAGGGCCTGGGCGCCGTAGGGGCTGGCTGGGTGCTGGAACGCGGCCACGTTGTCGAGCCAGGTTCGCACTATCTGGTTGCTGGCCGCGG